TGTTAATAAATTCATGATATAAGTTGTCAATTCGCTGAAGAAAAAAGATTTTCCAAAATCCCAATTATCTAATGTAAAGAAAGAATTAATTCCAGATATTATTCTTGATTTAATATCGTTATCCGATGCAGAGGAAGAACTACTTTTAACAGCCCTAAAAATGGCCTGTAAACTAATAGGTGCCTGCGGACCAAAAAGAGGGACGTAAGTAACCGGTTGATATATTATTTGGTCACTAATAGTTTTTATAGGTTCAAGAACTGAACTAAAGTTTTCTTCTAGTGACGAACTTGTAGGAGGGCGTGGTGCAGTTCCCTTACCAGAACTTAACCACGATCTGTATGCAGTGTCATATGCGCCTGTTAAAATATATAAATCAATTAAATTTGTTTTGCTAGGATCTAAACGTCTATCATCGGGGCTATTATGCTTGTAATGGAATTTAAGATTATTTCTTCCGGCCTTTGCATAATACTGAGGTTGTAATGTAAACGAATTAGGTGTAGATGCAGAATATGACATGACGATATCTGCGTTAGCGTGGTAGAAATAATATAAATTCCCTTCCACTAATGCTGATGTAGGAACAGATGCTTCTGTAGGATACGCTACAAAATTAGACGAATCAGTTATCGAATAAGATATCTTATCTGAGTTCAATTGAAAGTAAGTAAATTTATCATTGTATCCTGTTTGATTACTTAGGCTATCGGGCTGTACAATAATATCAAATCCGTCAGGATCATCAATATGTCCGTCATCTTGAGAATCGTAAAAAGATACTTTAACCCGTTTAGGTTCAATATATCCGTCAATTTCCACAACATTGCCATCTATTTGCCAAGTAACATCTGCTCCTAAACTTGTAGTTGAGGTGCTTTGACTATTAATACCTAATACATCTATACTGTCTTTAATAACAGTATTAGAAATAAAATCATAATTCTTTTGTCTGTCATTGTAATTAAATGCGGTTTCTTTAGCACTTTCAAATAGGTATTCAGTAAATCTGTATGTTAACTTGTAATCAATTCCTGTCCATACAAAAGAAAATAACCAACTTGAATCTCTATTTGTATTAGTGGTATCTCCCTGATATATCAAACTAAACGGATCAGTTGTATTAAGATTGGTATCGGTAATAATAGACCATGCATTTTTTTCTCTTGAAAAACTTAATCCAAAATTAAAATAATTTAAACACAAATTAATAATTTCTGACTGCAATGCAGGAGAAAGAGTAGTAACAAAAGGTGGCACAATCTCAGAAATTATTGCGTCTGAGGGAACATAATTTGTTAATGTTATAGGCCCTGTACCATCTGCTAGTACTCCAGCACCGCTATTATAACCATCACCTATAGTAAGAACTAGGGATGACCAAAAATAATTTCTTGTTGTTTTATCTTGAACAGATGTTAATTTCCCGTTTGGTAAAAAATACTTTCCAGCAGGCGGAATAAACTTAATTAATGCTCCGTTGATAGCATACTTTAAATCAGTTGAACTGAAATAACCTGTGGGCAATGGTGTGCTATTAATTTTATTTTGAAAATAACCTGTTGTTTGATTGGTAGTAGATGTTAATAATTTCCAAGAAACGTTTAATGGAGAAATTTTAGATCCACCTGTTAGATTATCATAGTTGGCTGTTCTACGATAGTTGTCATAATAAAAATGTTTTATTTCATTTTTCTGCAGAATAGGAATAACGGTATTTAGGATTACAGAATAAATGTCATTACGACCTGCAAACATAAAATTAATATCTTCTGATGAAGAATTTTTATATAATGCTCCGTCAGACCCATAGATATTTACAGAACTATATTGACCACTGATATCGCTTAATTCAAAATATTTAGAAATACCTGTCGACGTTCTGTTAATGCTTTTAACCTTAAGAATATCATTACCTGCGGTTAATGGACTAATTTGATAGTCCTCAGCAGTAACCATACGATTTTGTGTATAATATGCTTGAGGTGCTTTTAAACGTATACTGGTATTAGACTCTGTACCAGACGCATTATCAACTGTGTACTGCAAACTCAATGTCAATGATAATGTATTTTTTTGGCCGTATTGATTGTAATAGGGAATCTTAACTTGTATACCGTTAATTTGCTCAGGAGTAACCGGATAAGACAACCCATTGCCCTGTCTGTAATATAATACAAAATTGCCTTTAGGTAAATTACCAAAAGCGCCGTCGGCAAAATTTAAATCAATTTGATCGTTAATTCTTGTGCTGACTGCATAAATGTTGCGATCAGCATTGGACACATTGTTGTAAATTACATTATTTCCAGTAATAGCCTGCACCTGTGTCCATAGAGTGCTGTAATTTCCGTTTGGATCTAGTTGCCATAACCAAACATCTGACTCATTTATGTTAGTAGCATTTACTCCTATAATTTCATTTTCAACAGGAACATCAACACTAAATTTATTTAGAGAAAGACTACCTTGTTTAAAAAATACAAAAAAACCTGTGTTAGGACTTGCATTGCCTTTGGTATCATTTCTAAACAAGAAATCAAAATTAGCATTAGGTCTCGGAGTAGATTCGTAAATGTAACTGCGATTAGCAAATGTAGATCCTACAATTTCAAAATCTGTAGCAATTCCGTTAATAGATTTTGAAAATCCAAAAATAGGAATATCATTTAGCGCACTAGAAACCTGATATCGCTCTGTGGGAATACCATTAATCGATGCTCGATCGTAAGGTTTACCAAACGTACTATTAGACGGCATAGCAGAGTTTAATACTGATAAAAATTGAGAATACCAATTAACATTGGTAGAATCATTCCATGAAATATTAGAGTTTGCTAGATTAATTCCTGTAGAATCAAAGACACTATCTGTAGTACTGATGCTGGTAATTTTTAATAATCCATTAGCAGGTACTGCACGAGAAGGATTATAATTGATTAACTGTGCTAGATTTAATATGCTGTCTCGACGTTGTGCGGTTGCCAAAAAGTTTTCACGAGCATTCATGTCAACTCGGAAACTTAAATTTTGGCCCATGTAGGCAATTAAATCTATTAATGCAATATATTCGCTAGATTCAACATAGTCGTTAAAATCCTCAGGATAGTTTGCCTGAAGATATTGAATCATGGTGCGTTTTAAAGTCTCAAAATCGTAAGACTTAAAATCAGAATTGTTGAAGGATTGATATATCTTTGTCCAATCTTCGGCAACTAATAGTTTTGAATTTGTTGATGGAATCATAAGCAAGTACCGTTTATAAGGTATTTATTACCTTTATAAACCTGGTGTTTTTAAGCAAGTAAACCAACATTTCGATCAAAGGTTAATTTTATCTGTTCGGTTTGATCAGTATTGGCGTACTGTAGAGATAGTTCAATATAAAAGCCGTATTCTTGTTCTACAATGTTTATATTTGTGGGAATTAACCTAGGGTCGCTAGTTAGGATTGAATTTAGATCGTTAGCAATTGCTGTTTTAACGTCCGGAGTTAACGGCTCATAAATTAAATCCCATATAACTGTACCGAACGTAGGATTCATCAATCGTTCGCCTTTGCGAGTGTTTAATCGATTTAGTAAATCCTGTTTTACTACATCAAAATCGTACTGTCTCGGTGTTGTAGATGTTTCGTCAAGCGAACTGAACCCTTTGTAAAATTGGCTAGATTTTACAGTAGTTTGAGATTTTATATTTGCCGGCTGTAAAACAATATTTTTTTGTACCATACACTTATTTACTTCTACCGTAAGTCACTATATTACCACTTCCGTCCTTTACAGGATTACCACTTCCGTCTACAACCGGAGTTGCTTCATCGTCGGGTGCTTTGAGTAACTGTGTTCTTATGTAACTTAATTGATCGCGAACTTTGGTTGCCGCATCTTGTTTAGTTACATAGCCTTTTTTCCCTTTGTCCAACCCTTTGTTTTGTTCATAGGCCTCAGTAGGCTCTTTGAATAAAACATAATCTAAAGGTTTTCCAACTGCGGCGGGCCACAAAATCTGCATATATAAATCTTCTAATTGAGGATTAGCAACTTTAGCAACCGGTCCTTTCTTAAAATAAGTTTTTACATAGTCCATCTGCTCGGTTCTTGTCATTGCTGCCAATGCATCGGTAGTTGTTCCCAATGCGATTGCAGTCGGTTTAATAAACTGGATAAGTCCTGTTGCTCCAATACTGTTTCTTAGTGCAGGATTAAATGTGCGACCTGTTTCAAACGCCATACAGCACAATAGATCAATAAAAGAACAGTTTAAAGATTTAGCAGTATCCTTAACTGCTTTTAGGAATCCAGCATCTTGTACCCAATCAGCCGCCATTTCTTTTCTGTTTAAATTATCAGGAGGATTAGGAGTAGTACCGGGCCCGGGAGGTGTGTTAGGCCCGTGTCCTTTTTTATCTCGTTTCGTCGGTGCCGCGGCTCCTATATCGGTATTGCTTGACGAAAATTCACTAGGTTTTGTATTTTCGTGTTGATCCCAAGGTTCATGAGTTGGTACACGTTTCATAATTGACTGTATGTCATCTGCTTTATTGTATTGTCCGTTTTTCCACCCAGCATCTTTATTTCTGTTAGGTAGTGTGAATTTCGGCAGGCCTGATGGTATTTCAGCAGTATAAGCCGCATCAGTAGGTTTTGGCTTAGCGGCCGCTGGACCATTCATATCAATAGTTCCTGCACTTTCGATATGATGTACAGAAGTGATATTTGTAGATCCAGTTGCCTGTAGTTTATAATCTTTGCCTACTACAAGATTATAATCAGTGCCGCTTTCAATAAACATCACAGAACCAGTACGTACATGTGTTTCATCAAGTGCTGTTTGATATATTGATCCGCCCACACCAACATGCGAATCTCCAGAAACAGTGTTTTTATAATCTCCATCAGTTGTTTTATCATAGTCACCAGTGATGGCAATTTTACCATTGCCTTCAACAATTAATGTAAAGTCATTAACAATATCTAATTGATAAGACCCGGTAACAGATATATTCATGTCTCGGCCTGCTTCGATGTTTATATCTCTGTCTGCTCTAAAATTAAAATCAGTTTCTGAATGTATGCTAACGCTGTCAGCCGCATATACATCAATTTTTCCTGCACTGGTAAGTTCTATCCAGGCAGTACCTTTACTGTTAGCAATGTAGATTAGATCATGTGTATTGTGAAATAATATTTGATGCCCTGTGCGTGTTCTGATACGAACTAGTTCGTTTTGTCCGTCTTTATCACCGTCATCCATAACGAACGAACTACCACCTAGACGACCAACAGGTATATCAATAGGAGTATCATTATATTTTAAACCATTAGATTTTTGTTTACTGTTAGGATCAATCGGGCCGGGTGTCGAAATGCCAAATACAGCCGACGGAACTTCTCGCCGGGCACTACTTGTTGTCGGACCTCTAACAGGATCTCCTAATAGACCCTGTGCTAATAATCGATCAGCAAAAGGTTTAAAAATAGGTTTATTGTATTTGTTGGGAGTGTTTATATCCTGGCTATCTTCGCTAGCATCCTTGCGAGATTTTTTATGAAACTCTGCTACAGGCAAATATCGTGTGCCGTATTTTGCTTCGTCTTCAGGAGATATTTCTACATTCTGACTTGCGGCATATCCCGGTATCATGTGATTTTGAAACTGGTCTTGCACACATCCTATCCAGTATCCTGCATTTCTATTTCCGTTAATAAAAATACACATCACAGTAGCACCTAAGTCTGGAGGAACTCCCCAGAACCCGTAACTTTTTTGCACACTTTCGTAATCAGCAGAATTATTACCTTCAAAACTGACAGAAGTTGCTCCCATAAAAGGAGAACAATATTGAACTACATAGGTTTGATTTTGTAAATCAACAGTACTTTGGGTTGCATCGATGATACTTACTTCAAGCGCTCCCATGTAAGTTGGGTCTAGATGGTTTGTAACTATTCCTAACCAAGGGCCGGCACTGGGTAAATCCTTTGTACCTTTGCCGTATATGCCTTTCCGGGCTCTTTCTAATTCTGGCATTTGTTATCCTAAATTTTAAATTCCGCGTCCTTGAAGGAACTGTTTAAAGGGATCGCTTTCATAATATGCTGGATTTTCGGGATGATCGCCAAAACTGTTGGTTATAAAAGTAATGCCAGTTTGTGCTCCGTATTCTGAAAGTAATGCCCTTTGTTGTGGTTGGGGTAATTCATAATAATTTGCAAGAGTAGGATTATACTTCCTAGTATCGGCTATCAATACGGTGTACGGATCAAGTGGGGGTCCAGAAGTAGGCTGTGCAGGGCCACCAGGTCCTGCAACAAATCCACCAAATCCACCATCTGATCCAGGGCCCGTTACAAAAACTGGAGGTCCCGATGGCATATTTAACCCGGCACTAGAGCCTATGGTTTTTAATCTGTCTAGCGGACTGCCTTTTGATAAACTGCCTAACTGTGCTGTTATGCTGGTTCCAAACCCTGCTTGAGCGTTGGCTATCAAACTACCCGCACCCGGAATTGCTCCAGTCAACCCAGACTTTAAATTATCAAGATTAGATAGGTTACCGCCTATATTAGATCCAAAATTACCCATAGCCGGAGTTAGCCCAAACTGTGCTAGTATCTTAGGATCGCCGGGACTATCAATCAACTGATCAACAATTGAAGTTTCTATATCTGGGGCTTTGACTGTTAGAGAAGGAATTGCAGGCAGATTTTGCAAGGTAGCCCTGCTTAAACTTCCAAGACTAAAACCTAGTTTTTTAGCATCGCCTAAGTCAACATTCTCAGGAAGATCTTCTGCAATTGATTGGAGTTGTTTAAGTGCTGATACATCTATTTGGCCTCCGGCTCCTGTTATTTGTTTTAGGTCAAGTCCTAATTTATCTGCTAATGCTCCAGGAGTTAGTCCGCTTATATTTGGTATTTTTAATCCAAGTGAGCTGGCATTCTTTAATGCTAGGCTAGGAGATATTCCGTTAAGAGATGCATTGGAAATTACAGAATTAATTTGATCTGCTCCCAAAATATTACCGTTTATACTTGTAACATTTGCAATCATATTAGAAGCCCCGTCGGCAATAGATGCTCCTGCGTTCTTAATTTGATTTACAACACCGCCAATGGCCGAAGCATCTAGTCTAACACCAGAAGTCAACGGATTTGACCCGCCAAGAACATCACCGACTTTTAATCCTAAGCCACCGCTGGCCTGATTTATAGCATTTAGTCCTTGACTAATTCCAGGAGTTTGAGATAATAAAGAAGTAGGATCGGAAACTAATTTCCCCACACTAGATATTGCCCCATTGGCTAAATTACTAACAGCACCTAAGGGATTGCTTAATAGCGTAGATGCTTGATTGGCCAATCCCGACAATGACGGCAGACTTCCTCCGCCAAACACACCTGCGGCATTGCCTAACAATCCCGAAGCCGCAGAAGAAATATCTGCAAGAGCTCCGTTTACTGATCCTGATAAGAAATTACTTAGACCCGGTATTAGATTTCCTGCTGATAACAATTGATTTAAATCTCCAGGGAATCCATTAGATGGAAGAGTTATCTGTTGCATTTTAGCAAGATTCAGTGTGTTAGGGCGTAGGCCTGCAGACATTACATCCGCAGGTGCAGAATCTTTAACATAATCATTATTAGGATTATCTACTTGCACAAGATTAGGAACTGTTTTAGGTGGTGATGGATCATCTTCGTTAAGTTGTCCTGCATATCTAATTAATTTTAAAGTCTGTTTAAATTGTCCGTCGTTGAATTTACTGTGGCAATTAATAACTTGATAAAGTCCGCTAAACGGAACCAGTGTTGATTGAAATTTTAGAAATCCATCTGTACCAATATCTATAGGATTTCTAAAATTAAGTTTAATAACACACGGTGCTTGAGTAAAATTTGCTTCACCGTCTACTGTTGTAGAAATATCTTTTGTTTTAGGTATATAATTCCCCATACCGCTAGTGCAAAGATAATAAGGATCACCCATTATATCTAAATTCCCAGTTAACAAATTAACACTTTCTAAAATAGCCTGATGTGCATTATGTGTCAATTGCCAATAAGGATCAGACCGTGTAGCACCGGCACGACCGTCATTCCCCGATGCCTGTACTATTGTTCTAGATCCATTGGTATCAAGTTGTGAAGTGTTTGATCCGTTTGCTTGGTCTTTTGGTTTTTTAACATCTTTGTCGTTTGATGGAGCGGCAGCATTAGATTTTTCTGTGTCTGGTTTATTACCCATATTAGCATTTGATGCTTGGAAAAATAAATTATTAAAATTTAATTTAAAACTTAACACATCGACATTTTTTCCGCCATACAAATAATCGTACTTACGTTTTACAAGTTTGTCAAATTGTTTAGCCTCAAATTTATTAAATTGTTGATTGAGCAATTTGCTTGAATGTACCTTATAAGGCATCACTATATATTGATACTTGTAGCAATGAACATTGTTTGTTGTGTCATACCCTATTGGTTCTGCTTTGACTATTACCTGAAAATATTCAAACATTCCGTCATCGTCTTTTGCTTCTTTTTCTGTATTTTTTAAAATATCTGCTAGGTACTGGCTATCTCGTATAACAGCAGTAATAATATCAATTATATCAGCATTTACGGGAAACTGCACAATACTATTTTTAGGATCATATTTTTTATTTGGATCAGACCCTTTAGGATTTGATTCTTTATCTTTTAGATCTTGAAATTGATAAACATTATTTTCTTTTAATTGCCGATTCATATCTGCTTTGAGAATATCGTTTTTACTTTCAAGATCAAGTGCTTGCCCGGGGTCAGGCCGTTTAGGAAAATAGATTTTATAAGAATCATGAATAGATGATGTATTTTCGTTTTCCTTTTTTGTCCTGGCTATAATTGCATCATTTAATCCCTTCTCTAATTCAGTTATAACTTCACCGACCTTGGTACCCTTCATAGTAATCGCAGAAGTTAATTTGTTGTAATTTGAAAAAGAAACTTCATTCACAGGAATGCCTTTAACTTTATAACGAGTCCCTTGTTCTGTTACATCAATTTCTGATCCAACAATTAAAATAGGAATAAATTTTTCAGTTATTATACTTGCTTTACTTGGAAGATTATCTTTATCTGGATAACCTATAAATTCTATTTTTAATAGGAATGTAGCATTAAGATATCCGTCCCAACCAGCCGCTTGGGCCGCAACATGAAGGGCCTCTATAAAACCGTTTATACTAAAGGGCTCATAAATTTCAAATGAAACTTTAGTTCCTAAAGCAGGACCACTTTGTTCAGTTGGTGCCATGATTGTGTCAACTTCAACATTATCAATCCATAGATCAAATGCTCCAGGACTTTCTTTGTTAAACACATTTACTAAACTAGTAACATCTACTTTTTTCTGTGCGCCGTTTGCTAGATTTGCGGCCGCGGCCGATGCAGATGCCGATGGACTTATGGCATTGGCTCCTTTACCACGAGTCGACGCAATAACATATTTTAAAGGACTCTTTCTCCATTCTTGATTAGGATCTTTTAGCATGTCAGGAGATATTGCCGCTAAAATAAAATTATAAGTAACCGACCTATAACTATCTAAAGGATTGAGTTCAACATTTGCCGGCATATTATAAAATACCCACAGACTGCAAATTTGCAAGAGATGGCAAATAGATTCGTTGACCTGCTACTAAATCATATATTGAATCTTGTATTACATCTTTATTTCTTACTGCAAATACCCACCAAAGTCTAGAATCATTATATAAATCATGTGCTAATAGGTCGGGTCTTAGAGAGTATGTTTGTGTAACTTCAAATAATATATCGTCACTTGCCGCCGGTATATCTCTAAGAGAAAGCACATCTAAATGCCCGTGAGTTTCTTGAGTTTTATAATAAGGACTAAATTTAGAATAGGCTGACATTATAGATATCCTTTACCATCCAAGCCACCTGATACCCATTTATCTACACTAAAGTCTCGTATTTCTTGTCTGCTGTACATAGGTATTAGAGTGAATGAAATTGTTGAAATGGCAGGGGCCATCGAGTTTGTAAATCCAGATCCACTATTATGAATATAATCAACTCCTTCAGGCAAATCAAATTTAAAACTTGTAATTGAAACTGGCACATTATCAAACACATAAGCACCATATCCATATAGACGAACTACCGGTGGAGCACTGCCTGCTAAAAATTTTGTATCGCTACCAAAAGGCATTTTTGTTAATATCCTCCCTAGTTGTACTATTGACAACCATATATTTGCTTCGTTTTCATTTTGTACCGTGAATTTTCCACTAAGTGTGATAGCACTTACAGAACTATTTTTAAAAAAGTATTGTGTATAATTAGAATGTAATGGGTTACTATTTCCGTAACTAGCAGACGTATCGTAACTAAGTGTTGGAGTGTAGGGAAATACTATACCTCCGGCTGAACGAATTTCAGATGCTGTATTTGGTCCAAAGTAAGCCGGAGGTATAATTAATGCTACCCGCATATCGTCGCCGCCGTTCCATTTAGATTTTGCCGGTGCTGAATTCTGTGTTGGTGGCCCGCTAACTCGACCGCCTGAGGCCGCTTTGGCTGTAAAACTTTCACCGGGGTTTCCTCCGCCGCCGCCGTCATTATTTTGATCTTGATTTGCATTGCTAGGGTCAGAACCTTCAGGTGTTTGCGGGGCTGGGTTTCCACTTTCACCTTTGAATTTGTTAGGATCTGAATTAGTTACAGATTCAGTTGTAGTTGTTGCGGCCGCACCGGGCTCTAATGTAACGCCTTGTGCTTCTGCGGCATTCTTTTCTTCGTTAGTTTGTGCTTCACCTGCAGGTGCATCTGCTTTATCTGCGGCATTAACTTGATCAACTAACGTACTATACTGCTTGTCTAAACTATTCCAAGAATCAAGAGAGTCTTTGATAATTTGAATGTCATTTTGAGCGCCTGCTACTTGGCTTTTTAAATTGTCAATATAAGCAGGATCGTAAGGGGGATTACGAGTAGTATCGTTAATTTGTTTAAAAGCATCATCAATGAATCTTCGTTTGTCTTCAATCCTTTGTTCATCTGATTGTATGGATTGATGTATACTGTTTACATCAAGTACACCGCCGCAATGCCCTGACACTGTTTCGTTATTTGAACCAAAACTTGCGCCTGGCCAATTAGGCGCACTGAAGGTAATTGTGCCGTCGGGTTGTTTGGTAATCGATACGTCGGCCTGACCAGCAGATGATTTAATAGAGGGCATTATTTTATTTTCCTATATGTTTATTTACCAGGTAAATAAATGTCCACATAATGGTTGACACCGTGTGGCAGAAATGCTACAATATCTCATAAAGGAGTCCAAATACCAATGGCTACAACACTAACAACATCACCTACTGGACGCAAGGTCAAGTATTTAAATAACAGAGATTTACTAGCAGAAATCCATAGATCAAAAAATACATTTTCAAGTTTTACCAAACCAGAATACAGCCAACATGATATTATTCTTAGCAATTTAGATAAAATTAATATAAGAACTATAGCAGAAGCCAAACGTAATAAAGCAAAAAGACTAGGACTAGAAGCATTTGCCCGAGCAAGATTAGCAGGCGATAAAAAAATAAAATTAACAGAGTGTACTCCAGATTATAAAACTGTTGCAAAAACTGATTTAGTCATACGTATTATGACGTTTGAGCATATTCCTTTAGCGCCAGGTCGCAAGAAGACAACAAAAACTACAGCGGACAGTCACGATAAGGTAAACTTTCCTCCCTTCCAGCATTGGAAGTTTGACGAAACAACCCCAGATGAATTAGTCTGTGTTGGCAAGAGTCATTGGAAAGGTCCGTTAGATACCGGGGTGTTTAGTAAAGATCACGGTCGTATTACAGAAAATTTAGGAAAGATGTATATCAAACTAAGCGAACGATATGCACAACGTAGCAATTGGCGTGGTTACACCTACGTTGAAGAAATGAAGGGACAGGCTATCCTACAATTAAGCCAAATTGGTCTACAGTTTGACGAAAGCAAATCAGAAAATCCGTTTGCCTACTATACTGCCGCTGTGACCAACTCATTTACTCGTATTCTTAATATTGAAAAGAAAAATCAAAATATTCGGGACGATATGCTACAAGAACACGGACTTACTCCAAGTAACACAAGACAGAACAAGGCACAGTTTGCAGATGAAACTGCTCGCCAGGCCGAACTGTATAAGAAGTTCCGTATGCCTAAGAGTGAAGAAACAGATATTGAAGAAGAAGAGGCTTGACCTTTGCTTAACGTTTCTGCTACACTAGTCTGTAAAGGAATCTAACTGATGACATTATTCAAGAAGGTAGCATGTTTTACGGACATACATTTTGGACTGAAATCAAATTCGGGAACTCATAACCAGGACTGCGAGGACTTTGTAGACTGGTTTATTGCCGAAGCACAAGCCAAAGGCTGTGAAACTTGTATTTTTCTAGGCGACTGGCACCATAACCGCAACTCAATTAATCTAATTACACTAGATACTTCAATGCGGTGTTTGGAAAAACTTGGCGCAGGATTTGAACAATTCTTTTGGTTTCCTGGTAACCACGATTTATTCTACAAGGACAAGCGAGACATCCATAGTAGTGCGTTCGGACGCCATATTCCTGGCGTGACTGTCGTAGACTCTGTCACCACTCTAGGCGATGTCACCCTTGTACCGTGGTTGGTCGGAGATGAATGGAAGACTATTAGTCAAACGAAAAGCCGATACATGTTTGGGCATTTTGAATTACCCTTGTTCTATATGAACGCAATGGTACAGATGCCCGATCATGGTGAATTGCAAGCAGAACATTTTGAACATCAAGACTATGTGTTCAGCGGACACTTTCATAAACGACAGGCCCGTAATAAAGTTGTTTATATTGGAAATGCATTTCCTCATAACTTTTCAGACACATGGGACGATGAACGAGGAATGATGTTCATGGAATGGGGTGGAGAACCGCAATATCAAGCATGGCCCGATGCTCCTAAGTTCCGTACACTTAAACTCAGCCGCTTAATTGATGAGCAAGATACAATTCTACAAGACAAAATGTACCTCAAAGTTCATTTAGATTGTAATGTTACATTTGAAGAGGCTAATTTCTTAAAAGAAACATTCATGGCCTCTAAAGATATCCGTGAACTACAATTAATTCAAGAACGAGATAATCTAGAAGGCGTAATAGACGATAGCCCTAATACAAAATTTGAGTCAGTTGACCAAATTGTAACAGAACAACTGATTAATATTGATTCAGAAACATTTGATAAGAAGTTATTGCTAGAGATTTATAATAACCTATGACATTTAAACTAAAGAATATAACCGTTAAGAACTTTCTTAGCGTTGGCAATCAAACACAGGCTGTAGATTTTGACAAAGAAGCACTTACCTTGGTGCTAGGAGAGAATCTTGACCTAGGTGGAGACGACAGCGGGTCACGTAACGGTACAGGTAAAACTACAATTATCAATGCACTGAGTTATGCTCTATACGGTCAAGCACTCACAAACATCCGTAAAGAAAACTTAATTAACAAAACCAATACTAAAGGTATGTTAGTCACTGTTGAGTTTGAACAAAACGGTGTAAAATACAAGATCGAACGTGGTCGTAAACCTAATGTACTTAGATTTTTTGTTAATGACCAGGAACAAACTGCCGAAGAAGCAGACGACGATGCCCAAGGTGACAGTCGCGAAACACAAAAGTCAATAGAACAGTTATTGGCCATGAGCCATACAATGTTTAAACATCTTGTAGCATTGAATACATATACAGAGCCCTTCTTAAGTATGAAAGCGGCAGATCAACGAGAAGTAATTGAACAACTATTGGGTATTACACTTTTAAGTGAAAAGTCTGAACTACTAAAAGCACAGATCAAGACTATTAAAGACAATATTCAACAAGAAACTGCAAAGATCGAAGCAACTAGAACTGCTAATGAAAATGTACAAAAAAGTATTGACAGTTTAGTGCTTAAAAGTCAAGCATGGACAAATAAAAAACAAGACGACATTGGTAAGTTTAATAAAGCAATATCACAACTAGAAAGCGTAAACATTGACGTTGAATTGCAAGCACATGCCGATATTAAACAATGGAATGAAAATGATACTAAGGTACGTAATCTAACTAAACAAAAGGCCACGCTAGAAAGTGCTGTAATACAGGCTGAAAAAAGTTTAACAAAATACACAAAAGAATTAGAAAGTCTAGCAAACAAAACATGTCATGCTTGTGAACAAGCACTACATGACCATAAGCATGAGGAAATGACCACTACTGCTGAAAAAAATGCACTAGATGCGGCCAACTACTTTACTAAAGTAGGTGAAGATTTGGAAAAGATACTGACTGAAATAGATGCAATAGGTATTCAACCTAAGAAACCTATTACTTTTTACGATACAGAAGCCGAAGCAACTACGCATCAAAGCAATTTAAACAATCTAAAGAGTAATTTAGACGATAAAATTGTCGAAGCCAATCCGTACGATGAGCAAATTGAGGATCTAAAGAATACCGCCATTCAAGAAATTACTTGGGATACTGTAAACGAACTAACATCTGTTCGTGATCATCAGGAGTTCTTGCTTAAACTGTTGACCAATAAGGATAGTTTTATCCGTAAAAAGATTATTGATCAGAATTTAAACTATCTAAACAAGCGATTAGACTACTATATCAACAAAATGGGCTTGCCCCATCAGGTTAAATTCTTAAATGATCTAACAGTTGAGATTACTCAACTAGGACAAGATTTAGATTTTGATAATTTATCACGCGGAGAACGCAATCGATTGATCTTAAGTTTGTCGTGGGCCTTCCGTGATGTATGGGAAAACCTATATCAACACATCAACTTACTGTTTATTGACGAACTTATTGATGCAGGTATGGACTCTGCCGGAGTAGAAGCGGGTATTGCTGTACTTAAGAAGATGGCACGTGAACGAAACAAGAACATTTATCTCATATCACATAAGGATGAATTGGTAGGCCGTGTAAATAATGTCCTTAAAGTAGTTAAGGAAAACGGTTTTACCAGTTACGCAACAGATACAGACTATGTCGAGACATAAAGGTTTCAAAACTAGCACCCCGGAGATAGAAGATCGACTAAACAATCATAGTAGTAACTATCGAGAGTACCTGGCTTTGATTTTTCGTATTCACAATGCTCAAATGGCATATATGGAGTTTCCAAGCAAAGAGACATCTCGAGAACTACAAAAAAGTTTGACTGCAATTAAAAGATCAAGTTTGGCAATGTATAACGACTTAACTGTAATAAGACAACTACTTAGAGCAGAAGATAAAAGACGTTGGCGAGCTCATGCAGAAGAACTCGAGAGGCTAAAGTACGTACAAGTTTTTAAAGAGGAAAAGAAAAATGACAATAACTGAGCAATTAGAACAACAATTTGCAGAATTCTTAGCAGAAGATGCTAAGTTTACCGGTGGTAATAGTGCCGCTGGCACACGATCACGTAAGGCATTAGCAGAACTAGGCAAACTGGTTAAGGCTCGTCGTAATGAAATTACTGCTGAGAAGAACGCCCGCAAGGAAGCCAAGGCAGCAAAGTAATTGACTTGGACATATCAAGGACAAGTTATAAATGAATTACCCGAAGAGTGTGTTGGCTTTGTATATTGCATTACTAACACAATTTCCGGGCGCCAATATATTGGCAAAAAACTAGCAAAATTTAGTAAAACAACCTACAAAACTGTAAAGTTGAAGAACGGCACCAAGAAGAAAAAGAAAATTAGAAGCAAAATAGACAGTGATTGGCAGGAATATTACGGGTCCAGTCCTAACTTAACAGCAGACATAGACAATCTAGGCAAAGAAAACTTCTCTCGAGAAATATTACACTACTGTAAAAGCAAATCAGAAACATCGTACATTGAGGCCCGCGAACAATTCGACCGCAAAGTATTAGAATCAGACAACTATTATAACGGGCACATACAGGTCCGTGTCCATGGCTCCCACATAAAATCTAAAATTTAAAACGGTAATGGCTTGCTCCTGCTAATCTCTGGAGCCCTAAACCTGGACCTTGGGTCGCAGGGATGGAAATCTCTCGCCGTTGTGAGTACTCAACTACTACCCGAAAGGATGAAGATCGCTACCAAGCCCTGCGATTTAGTTGTTTGAAGATGCAGATAAGGCAAAAGGAAGGGAGAAAAACCCTGCGTTTACAAATATGTTAGCGTATATTTGTAAGCCGCCGTTGTTATAAAGACGGAGCTCGTGGTACCGGTCAACCGCCACTGTAATGCTCTAACGCTAGGTGATACATGTTCGACTCAGATAATGTTCAAATCTTTGCCCTGTGCGGGCAAAGTGTGACTGAACGATCTAGATAATACTTAAACTACTTCGTAGTTAAAATTGCTCTGAGTGTAAACGAAAGAGCAAGTGAACGTAGTTCGCTTTTTAAAATATAAATAAATCATCAAATAGGAATCCCTTGTTATGCGCATCGACGATTTATTTTTAACAGAAAATCTTGAAGAAGGACCCGTATGGGATAAAGTTCGTGGGGCAGGTGCCGCTGTTGGTAAAGGACTTGGCGCAGTTGGTCAAGGGATCGGTGCTGTAGCAGGTGTACCAGCAGGTATTGCTCGAGCAATTGGAAAAGGCTATAATAGAGCCGCTGATACTATTGGTGGTGGTCCTGATGAACAACCAGCACAAGCGGGTGCTCCTGTCCAGGCACAAGGTGGTGCTCAACAAGCAGGTGATCCAACACAACAAGGTAGTGGACAAGCCAGTGCTCCGGTACAAGGTGGAGTGTCAGCAGGTGCATCTGATGATCCGGCCGCAGGCGGTGCCGCTCAAGCACAACAAAGTAAAATTGGCGTAGGTCAAATTAACAAGATCCTTCCTACCCTAAGAACAAGAGATTTAGCAAGTGTTAAGAAAACATTAGATGCTACATTAGCCAAAAAACAAAAAGCACCCGATCCTGGCGCAGGTGCAATGAGTCAAATGGCCAACACACTAACAGGAACTCCTGCTCCGGCAGCGCCTCCTGCTAACACAATGGCAAATGCTCCTGTTAGTAAAACAAATACTGCTAAACCAGGAAATCCAAATGCACCAAGTTTTGGAAAAGGTACCGCTATGCCTATGAAACCAATGCAAGTTCCTGGATCAATGACACCGGGTGCTCAACCTACAGCGGCTCCAACAGCTCGTGGCGGTAAAGTACCAGGACAAGTAAGTCAAACTCCGAATGCAATGCGTAAACGTGCCGCAAGAGCCGCTTCGAAAGCAATGGCCGAGAGCACACAATTCTATAGTAAATTTTTTAAGACATTGATTTAAAAAAACGGCAACTGAGTTTTCTTAGTTGTATCTAGATTTTCTTCAATAATCTTACCCAGTATCTCACGATCTCCAATGTCGAGTTCGTAGGCTTCTGTAAAAGAAAGCCCTCCTCGCATGTACCAACAAAACTTATAGAGTTCTTGCTTTATGGCCTTTGTCTCTTGCTCCATGCGTTTAGCAAGTTCAACTATCTCGTCGATAGTCATTGACAAAAGCCTTATGCGAAAAAATAACTAGCGTCAAACACTAGCGGAATTTCAATTTCGTCCTCAATTACTCCTGCTTCACGCATCTGATCTGTAGTTTGGATTTTCAAAGGTTTGATGCTGTTATTCTCACGTTGAGTTTCAATTTGTTTTTTAACAATGTCAAATATTTCTTTGTCTGTATTTTCCATAAACTCTTGAATATGTGCCGGATTGTCAGTCGTACCTGCAGAACTTTCAATGGCAAACACAGAATTGTTTACTATACCAATAGTAATTTGATTTAGTTTGTCAAAACTCTCATTAAAAACTTTGGATTTTTCAGCATCAGATAAATTTTGACTATTAACTGCATCAAATATTCTTTGTGTTTCAAAAGTTTTGAGAGCACTTTCGGTCATCTGTTTATAGTTTATCGGACGAATGTGTACAGTTAAATCGGAACTAACTGGAATTGCAGTTTCCCATCTGATCTGCCCCATTAAGGTATCCATTAACAAGTTAAGATTTAAACTGTATTCGAGATCTGTGTCGTTTCCTACTACAACTGGTACAGTCATCATTTCACCGTAGGTTGCAATGCGAATAGCAATTAGAATAACATCTAAGTCAATATTAGGAACATGCCAAGCATTCTTGATATTAGGAACACAGTGTTCGATAACACTGGTAACTGCTTGTCCATTCATAAGAGCATCAGGAACCTTAAGCATTAATTCATCTTTGGCAGTCATAGAGTATACAGGATACTCTTCGTTTTCTGTTTTGTTTAAACTGCCCGCGGGCCAGAACTCTCCTCCGCTAGGAAGTTTGATATAGATTTTAGGCTGACGCATGAACCCTGATAAGGGGTTTTGATTTACTTTTGGTTGAGGAACCATAAAATTTCTCCGATAAATAAACTTGTCTAAGTATGATAATATTTATGTACGCACAAAATGGTGGATCTAATCAATGGCTGAAGTAACGGGAACGATAGGCGGGCAACCAGTAGAACTGAATAATGCGGCAACAGAAGCCACATTAAGAGCCATGTTGGCTGCAATGAACAGGCAAACTGCGGCTTTATCTGCACTTAAAAATGGTGGCGGTGGTAATACTTCCCAAGCAACTCAACAACAGACAGCGGCAACCCAGAAACAGACCGGAGCAACAACCCAACAGACACAGGCAACAGGCCAACAAACAGTTGCTACCAATGCGGCAACAGAAAGTATGAGTAGATTTGCCAAGGGAGCGATGATCCTTGGCGGTATTGTTGGAGATCTAGTTGGAGGAGTTGCTAAAACTGCCAGTAACTTAACTGACTTTGCTGGCGGTCTAATGGACGGCAAAGGTGGCTTAAGTGATTTTTACGGTGCAATGAAAGACCTACCGTTGGGTATGGGTCTAGTAGCAGGGCTGTTTCAAAAGATTGCCCAAATGCAGGAAGCAGAGTTAGAAACTTATAGAACAATGACCAAAGCCGGAGTTAACTTTGGAGGACAGTTAAATGCCATTAGACAGAACGCACTTGACTTAGGACTAACTCTAGATCAGTTTGGCAAACTAATGTCAGCCCGCGGTACAGATTTTGCCAACATGGGTGGTAGTGCTAATGAAGGAGCAGAAGCATTTACAAAAGTAGCCAAAGCACTTCGCAACTCAAAAGCAGGCGAAGAGTTAAGAGCATTAGGCTACACTTCAGAAGAGACTGCTAACAGCATGGCAAATTATATTACCATGACTGGTGGCCGCACTGCTGACCAAATGAAAAACACTAAAGGTCTTGCAGAAGCCAGTGCTAGATACATGGTTGAACTAGATCAGTTATCAAGTTTAACTGGAGAAAGCAAAGAAGCCTTAGAAGCACAGATGAAAGAGCAGGCCGCAGATGCCGCTTTTCAAAACTATCTGCAGACATTAGATGAGAAAGGTAGAGAGAAAGCAACTAAAGCCCTACAAGAAAGTTTAGCAACAGGCGGTAAAGGTGCAGGTGACGCACTTAAAAATAAACTAGCAGGTATACCTTTAACTGAAGCGGGCGGCATGTTTATGGCCATGGCTCAAAAAGCAAACGCGGCTCAAGATGATCAGGTACGGGCAGTTAAAGACGGTACTAAAGGATTAGACGATGTTCGAAAAGCCACTGCTGGTATGGCTGTTGGGCTAAAGAAAGACAGTGAAACTATTGGAAGAACCACACTATCTGCATTGACGCAGGCAGGCGGGGCTCAGGGCGAGTTGTCTAATGCAATGCTTAAAAATGAAAATAATCTAAACAATAAAAAAATTAACAGCGTAGAAGATTATAATAAGAACATGGCACATATTGCGGCCGAAGAAAAGGCTCGTAGTCAATCCGCCGCCGCCGCAGCCGCCGAAAGTGAAAAAGCATTTAAAGACATGGGTGCCGCAATATACGGAGCCCTACAACCAGCACTGGCTATGTTAACTCCCATAGTAAACGATTTAGCAAACCAGTTTATGGAGATGGTTAAAAACAATATGCCTGCAATTAAAGCGGCTCTTACTACTCTAGTAACCTTTGTCACTAATTTTGCAAAAGATTTATTTTCAGAAGAAGGCAGAAAGAAAATTATCAATGATATTGCTTATTATATGAAGTTGATGTTAATTGAAGTTAAGAAAGCAATTATTCCTTGGTACGGTGAATCGTCTGCTAAAGCAGACAAAGATAAACTAGATGCAGAAAAGAAAGCATATGATGCTAAAGCAGAAGTTGCTCGTGAAGAAATGTCTAATGCTGGAAAAATTCAAGCACTTAATGATATTAAAGCAGGTAAGACTAAAGAATCTTACGATACAGAAATAAAAGCATCTTCAGAAAAAATTGAAGCCTTGAATAAACAAAAAGCGGATGCCGGAAAAGATGTAGGAAAAATAAAGAAAATTAACGAAGAAATTGCCGCGGCAGAAGAAGCACAAGCAGAAGCAAAAAGAAAACAGACAAATCTTGTTAAGTTAGCAGACAAACCAGAAGAACAAAAAGCAGTAGCCGCAAAAGAACAAGAAATTAAAGCAAAAAAAGCCGATGCTGATAAACTTGTTAAAGAAACTGCGCCTGTTTACAATGCCTCTGAAAAAGAAAAACAAGATGATAAAAATTGGGAAAAAATGGGCATTGCGGATAAAATTGAATCCGGTGCGGCAAGAGGAATTGAAAAAGCAGGTAGTATGCTTGGGGCTATACTGCCTGACTTCTTAGGTGGCGGTGTTCTTCAAAATTTAAGTAAGACTGCTAAAGATGATAGAATTCAAGGCGAAACAGATGAATTAGCCAGAAGAGAAGCCGAAGAAAAGAAGAAAGGCGTTGACAAACGTGCTGAAGGCGGTCCAGTTAAAGCAGGGCAACCGTACTGGGTAGGTGAAGAAGGACCTGAAATAATGGTACCAGATGCCGCAGGAAAAATTACTCCTAATGATAAACTTGCAGATATGCAACCGCATCTAGCAAACATGTCAAAGAGTATCAGCGGCAACTTTAAAGGTGTTGCTAGCGATATAGCCGCTTCGGGACAGCAACAACAACCTATTACACTTTCAAGGGAAAGTATTGCGGCACTTGGCAAGTTACTGCCCCTTGATTCAATGTCTGGTATCAAACAACCGGAATTGACTAAAGACTCTAAAACTCCAGTTGATATGAAAACTCATATGGAGTCTATGACCAAAGACATCAATGCTAGTTTAGGTAGAATGTCTGAAAAAACATTGGATATTAAAAAGTCTCCTGAAAAAGATACGTACAACGATACTATTAAACAAATAATGGCTGAACAGACTAAAAAATTATCTCCAATGACCGAAGCAGGGTTACAGTCTACAACACAATCAAAAACGCCTATGCTTACAGATACACTAGGATCATTTGCTAAAACTTTAATGCCAGAGTTTATGAGTAAAATGCCTAGTGTGAGCGACCTTACTAAAAAGATTGATGATATTAAGAAAGACCCGAAAGGCGAAATGGAAAGTATGGGCAAGACCATAACAGACGGAATCAAGAATGTAGCAGGCATGAGTCCTGCAGGCGTTTTATTAAACCCGTTACTAGGTGCAATGGGCGGATCTGGCGGTAATGAAAATTTACTTAAAGAGATGCAACAGTTAAATAAGAACACAGTAGAATTAGTAAAATATACGAAGATGACGCTTGAAGAAAACAAAAATCAAACTTCGAAACTTGGTTCACTTTCTGGAAACTTATACGTTTAATTAAATTATGTCTTGGAAAAAGTATTTTACCCCCGTTAATGTGTCTGGACAGATGAGCACGATTAGTGGTATGAATCGTCCGCACGGATCTAAGACAAATTACAGTTCATACCTGCCCGATGTTTATTCTGGACACCCAAATCGTTTAGAACGTTATGGACAATATGACACCATGGATAGTGACTCAGAAGTCAATGCCGCACTGGATATTCTAGCAGAATTCTGTTCACAGGAAAATGATGATAATAGGACTCCTTTCCAAATATTTTTTAAAGAGCAAGCAACATCTAGTGAAACAAAGATCATTAAAAAGTATCTACAGCAATGGTCAAAGTTAAACAAATTCAACAGTAGAATTTTTAAAATTGTACGCAATGCGTTCAAGTACGGGGACAGTTTCTTTGTTCGTGATCCTGAAACCCAAGCATGGATGTATATCGATCCTAACAAAGTTGACAAGATTATTGTTAACGAAAGTACTGGCAAAGAGCCCGAACAGTATATTATTCGTGACTTGAACATTAACCTAATGGCACTAACAGTTACACAGATTAGTCCTTCAAATCAAACAAATACGCCCGGCGGAAGCAATTACATTACTGCTGGAGCACAACAGAAGGGCATGGTTGGCGGTCAAGGTGGAAGCAGTGGCGGAAACCGTTTTGGTGTGAATCAAAATCAATATGCTATTGATGCTAAACATGTAATTCACCTGTCAATGAGTGAAGGTTTAGACAATAATTTCCCTTTTGGTAACAGTTTACTAGAACCTATCTTTAAAGTATACAAGCAGAAAGAACTGCTTGAAGATGCTATCATTATCTATCGTGTACAACGTGCTCCTGAGCGTAGAGTGTTTTATATTGATGTGGGTAATATGCCAAGCCATTTGGCAATGAGCTTCGTAGAACGTGTTAAAAACGAAGTAAACCAACGTAGAATTCCCAGCGTCACAGGTGGTGGTCAGACTGTTACAGACAGCAGTTATAATCCGTTAAGTATGAATGATGATTACTTTTTCCCACAAACTAGTGAGGGAAGAGGTAGTAAGGTTGAAATATTACCAGGAGGTACTAACCTTGGAGAAATCGATGATCTTCGCTATTTCACAAACAAACTTTTTAGGGCTTTGCGCATCCCTTCAAGTTATCTACCTACAGGTCCAGATGACGGAGGCAGTAACTTCAATGATGGCCGCGTGGGCACTGCCTACATCCAAGAATTAAGATTTAACAAGTACTGCGAACGCTTACAAAGTTTGATCAACGAGGCATTTGATCTCGAATTTAAACTGTATATGCAGAACAAGGGCATTAACTTTGACCCTAATGTGTTTGATCTAAAATTTAACCCACCGCAGAACTTTGCGGCCTATCGCCAAGCAGAGATGGACGGTGTGCGTATCAATACATTTGGTTCTATTGCGGCTGTGCCACACATCAGCAAACGCTTTGCACTCAAGCGTTTCTTAGGTTTAACAGCGGAAGAAGTAGCAGAAAACGAAAAAATGTGGAAAGAAGAAAACGGCATGAGCAACGATGCACTACCTGCGGGCAGTGAGCTTCGTGGTGCCGGGGTAACTGCAGATGGCATGAAGAGTGATTTAGATACCTTAGGTCAATCCGGAGAAGCTCCAGAGGGTATGGAAGGTGGTCCTGAGCCCGATATGAGTGGTGCAACACCACAAGCGACACCACCCGGCGGCGCACCCCCTACTCAGTAATAAATAGCAACATGTTACTAAACGAATTCATTTATTTTGACAAAGACAACGGACTTGGCGATAACGACCGGTACGATCCTTTTCACGATACTAGTGTTATAAAAAGCAAAGATCTACGAAAAACTAGGCTTACCCTACGTATGTTAAACGATCTGCGCAAAGGCGGCGAAGCTCGTTATAAAGAGCAAAAAGAAGACTTAGAGTTTGTAAAAGTCATGTATGCCGCTCCTCCCGCTGAAGAAGCGGCCGCTTAAACTACAAACTTAATTCCCTTAGACAAAATCTTAAATATTTTTGTCTTTTTCAACCTCATTGCCAAAAAACCTGGTTTTTTCGGCTATTTTACATAAGTATTACATCTCGGCTGTAAATATACTCGACAGCCTTGCCAATCTATATAGGAGACCAATGCAATGACTAACAAGTTTGAACAACTTCTAGATTATCTAGTAAACGAGGAAATGGACAAGGCAAATGAATTGTTTCATGAAATCGTTGTAGAAAAATCTAGAGATATATACGAGAATTTAATTGCCGAAGAGGCAGCAGAAGACGAAGAAGAAATGGACGAAGCCCAAGAGGACGATGAGGAAGACGACGAAGAAGAGTTAGACGAAGAAACTACTCTTGAAATCGGTGGCGACCCAACAGATGCTATGGCCGGCGACATGGGAGCACCTGGTGCTGACATGGGCGATGACGGTATGGGCGACATGGACGATCCAATGGGCGGCGACGACATGGCCGGTGATATCGGCGGTGAAGGCGGTTCTACAGAAGACCGTATCGACGACTTAGAAGACGCCTTAGAAGAATTAAAAGCAGAATTTGAAGCCTTAATGGCTGACGAAGAACACGAGCCAGAACATAGTGACGGTGAAGATGATCCAGACTTTGGTGGCGAAGAAGGTGACAACGAAGAGGGCGAAGAAAACCCATTCGGCGATGAAGAAGATGATAGCGAAGATGACGAAGAAGATGACGAAGAAGACGAAGGCATGTTTGAAAACCGTCAACGTGTTCGTGAATATAGAGACACAGTTGGTAACGACTGGGAAAAGAACAGCATGAAAACACCAGGTCCGGTTGGTTCTGGCAAAGGTGATAAGGCTGGTCAAACAGACGTTAGCAACCTAAAAAGCCCAGTAAGTTCTGGTAAGGGCAAGCCAACTACTGGCGCAACAGCACACAACATTCTAGCAAGCACTAAAGGTGTAGGCGAGATGAGCGGAACAAGTCCTAACATGGACAAAGGTTCACGTGGTTTAGTTGGTGCTACTAAAGGCGAGTTCACTAAAGGTGTTGAAAAGAACATCTCTAACAAAGCCAATTCTAGCATGAAGTCAGGCGCGGCACTAAGCAAAGTTAGTGGCGGGCATGGCGCTGAGAAGAAAGGTACTGGCGGAGAAGGACAAGGATGGGGATCAGGTAGTGGCGGTAAAACAGGTCAAACTGGTTCCGTTAATACCAAGAGCCCGTTAACAGGCGCACCTAACAGGAACGCTTAATAATGAAAATATCTTATCTAAGAGAGCATTTAAGTTTTGATCAAGCGCGATGCGTAGTAGAGTCTGTTGAAGGTCAGGATGGCAAGAGTCTGTACTTAAAAGGCATTGCAATTCAGGGCGGTATTCGCAACGCTAACCAGCGTGTTTACCCTGTGAATGAAATTACTATCGCAGTTAAAACGTTAAACGATCAAATTCAAAATGGTTACTCTGTATTAGGTGAGGTAGATCATCCAGAAGACTTAAAAGTAAACTTAGACCGTGTGTCGCACATGATTACAGACATGTGGATGGACGGTCCTAATGGTTATGGAAAGATGAAAATCCTTCCTACCCCAATGGGTAATCTAGTAAAGACTATGCTTGAAAGCAGTGTAAAACTTGGTGTTAGTTCTAGAGGTAGCGGAAACGTTAACGAAGGTAACGGCCAAGTATCTGAGTTCGAGATTATCACAGTTGATATAGTTGCTCAGCCGAGTGCGCCGGGAGCATATCCTACACCAATTTATGAACACTTGATGAATAGTCGTGGTGGTCATAGAGCATTTAGGACAGCGCAAGAGGTACAAAAAGATCCCAAGGCAGAAAAGTATGTCCGCGAGGCCATGCTGAGTATTATAAATGGCTTAAAAACCTAAGGAGAAAAAGCGATGATGGACGCATTCAAGAGGTTAGTCGAAAGTGGTGTTATAGGAGAGGACGTAGGTTCTGAACTAGAAAACGCTTTCAACGCTAAGATTCAAGAAAACCGCGACCAAGTCACTGCTCAACTACGTGAAGAGTTTGCTCAAAAATATGATCATGATAGACAGAATATTATTGAGTCACTTGACGCAATGGTGAGCGATAGATTGGCCGCAGAGATGGCTGAACTTGTAGAAGATAAAAAAGGTTTGGTGGAAGCCAAAGTTGCTTATCAACACAAGGTAGCACGTGATTCTAAAATGATGGAAGCATTTGTTATTAAGCAGTTAGGAAAAGAATTAGGGGAATTCCAAAACGATCGTAAGAAAGTTGCAGAGAATTTTTCTAAGTTAGAGCAATTCATTGTAACTGCTCTAGCGAGAGAGATCAACGAATTTAGTCAAGACAAACGTGAACTAGCAGAAGCGAAAGTTAAGTTAGTCCGTGAAGCAAAGAAGAAATTCGATGAGGTAAAACAACGTTTCATTCAACGAAGCGCCGGATTGGTACAAGAGACAGTTACGAAGAAACTTACAACTGAGTTATCTCAGTTGAGAGAAGATATCGAATCTGCTCGTCGTAACGCATTTGGTCGTAAGATGTTCGAAGCGTTCGCCCAGGAGTATTCTACAAGTTATCTAAATGAAAAATCTGAAACAAGTAAATTGTTAAAGATTCTTCAGAAGAAAGATGCAGAGTTAGCCGAAGCACAAAATACCATTACAGAAAAACAACGTGTTGTTGAGTCTAAGGAACGCGAAGTTCGTGTTGCTAAAGATCTAATGGAACGTAAAGTTGTAATGGGTGAGTTACTAGCACCACTGAGTGCTGAACAGAAAACGATTATGAAAGAGTTGCTTGAGTCTACTAAGACACAACGTCTCAATGAAGCATTTGACAAATACTTGCCAGCCGTAATGGAAGGCAAGGCAGTTAAGACAGCAGTTCAAAAGGCTGTTTTAACAGAAGGTCAAGTTGTAACAGGTGATCGCGAAGTAAAAAATCAGCCTCAGGTAGGCTTAGATAACATTTTGGATATCCGCAAATTAGCGGGTTTATCAAAATAATTTAATATTCAAGGAGAAGACATAAAATGTCACAATTATTAAATGAAAGATGGTCAGAGACCAAAGACGCTCTGCTTGAAGGTCTATCAGGTACTCGTAAAGCATCGATGAACGTTTGCTTGGAGAACACTCGTAAATATCTAGCAGAAGCCGCTACAAGCGGTGCGACAAGTTCTGGTAATATCGCTACACTAAACCGTGTGATCCTTCCAGTTATTCGTCGTGTTATGCCAACAGTTATTGCCAACGAAATCATCGGCGTTCAGCCAATGACTGGCCCTGTTGGTCAAATTCACACACTACGTGTTCGTTACGCTGACACCAGCGGTAGCGATGGTATAGTAGCAGGTGAAGAAGCATTGAGCCCATTCAAGATTGCGGCTGCTTATTCTGGTAACAACAATGACACTACACCACGTGCTAGTGCCACTTCAGTTCTTGAAGGTCAACCAGGTAAGCGTATGAGCATTCAAGTATTGAAAGCACCAGTTGAAGCCAAATCACGCAAACTAAGCGCACGTTGGACATTCGAGGCTGCTCAAGATGCACAAGCTCAACAAGGTATTGACATTGAGGCTGAAATCATGGCCGCTCTAGCACAAGAGATCACAGTTGAGATCGATCAAGAGATCCTAACTTCCTTACGTGCTTTGGCATCCGTTGAAGAAACATATGACCAGTCACAAGTGTCTGGTACTGCAACATTTGTTGGTGACGAGCACGCCGCTCTTGCTGTTCAGATCAATCGCGTAAGCAACTTGATCGCTCAGCGTACACGTCGTGGTTCTGCTAACTGGGCAGTTGTTTCTAACCAAGCGTTGACAATTCTACAATCTGCTACTACAAGCGCATTTGCTCGTACTACAGAAGGTACATTTGAAGCCCCAACAAACACTAAGTTCGTTGGTACATTGAACGGTTCTATGCGTATCTATGTTGACGCTTATATGAGCGACACATCTGATAACAATCAGATCCTAATTGGTTACAAAGGTTCTAGCGAAGCAGATGCTGCCGCGTTCTATTGCCCTTATATTCCGTTGATGTCTTCTGGTGTTGTGTTAGATCCTAACACATTTGAGCCAGTAGTTGGCTTCCTAACACGTTACGGTTACGTTGAGTTGAGCAACACTGCTTCTTCTCTAGGTAACGCCGCTGACTACTTAGGTAAGGTTGCTATTACAAGCAACACAGTAAGTTTCCGTTAATCAGAAACTTGCAGTAAGCAAAATAAAAACGCCCTTCGGGGCGTTTTTTTATGAGCACTATAAATACACAGTACGATTTACATAGGGTGAATTTTATGCGGAAATCCAACCGCGTATAGCCTAGAACGCTATTATTCTTAAGGAGAAAATAAAATGGGACGTCCAATTAAAGAAAAATATTTCGGTAACAAAAACCGTCCGTATACAAATTACGCAAGAGGTGGCAATACTGGTGTAGGTGGTGAAGGTGTAGCAAGTGTTACATTTTCAAACAGCGGTACACTATATTCACAAGGAACAACAGTAAGTTTTGGTGTTCCAAACGTTGCTGGTGGTATTCGAGCAACAGGCACACCAGTTATTGACACTAACGGTTTACTACGTGGTGTTACATTTACTGAACGCGGTACTGGTTATACAAGTGCTCCAACACTAACAGTAACTACAGCCACTGGAGTTGCTAGTGCATCTACTGGTACAACTGGCCAATCAATTATCTATCCAGCAAGTACTACCGGAATCTATGTAGGTATGAAGGTTATTGGTGTTAACATTAATGCCAGTGCTACTTTTGTTACGTCTGTTGTAAGTGGTGCTGTTAACTTAACATGGCCAAATGCAGGTACAGTCAATGCATCAATTGCGTTTGTCGATGCAGGATCGGCTCAGGCTAACTCAATTGCATTGTTCGCAACTACAACAACACAAGATGCTATTGCAATCACATCTTATATAACAACTGGCAGTTCAGCAATCAGCGGCGGAGATATCATCAAGCAAGAAAGCTCACGTCGTTATCTAGTACGTAACAGTCAAGGTATTGGACAGGTAAGAATTGGGGCTGGCACCGGTGCAACTCATACATTAGTACCTGGTCAAGCTCACATTATTGCTACAGACGGCGGCGGTGCTACCTATTATGTTACTAAATTAACAGCGCACAAAGCAACGTTAATTAATAGAACAAACACAAGTACAGCACTTATTACTGATCTAGTAGCAGGGTGGACATTGAGTGCGGCTACAGGTACTAATCAAGTATCTCTTGCTAAGAACGCTTAATTGTTGGTTTTGCAACAAAAGGGCCTCCGGGCCCTTTTTCTTTGGTAAATATTTGTATGACTACACAATGGTTCACTCCAACAATCACAACTCAAACAGCAGAATTTGAAGAACATGTACAATGGCAAGCAGGTTATACTACTTCTGTTGATGCTCACGGACGAATACAAACAACTCCTAATACTGATTTATCAAACAATATTGGCGTAATACAAAGTATAAGACCTATTGTTTATATATCTAATGATGGGCATGCCCCACGTAGAGAAAAAACTTGGTACATTACCTTTACTGGATTTAATATTACAGGCATTACAAATCCTATTAACGGAATAGCAGTCCAAACAACTGTGAGACGCAAAGGTCGTATCATGGACGAAACTGTACAATTAAGTTATCAGGGAAATCTTATAGGCGAAAATAAAATCAATTACGGCTTAGACGATCTCAATCATGTTCCGATCAATAACTCAACATCTTATGGCGGCCCAACTGACCTATGGGACAACCAGTTAACGGCCTCAATGCTACAAGATCCAACGTTTGGTATAACTTTAAGATTTCAAAGTCATTTGTACTATCCGCACAAAGAAACTGTCTTAATAGACAGCATTCAACTAAGAGTGTATTAACGCTAAATATGCTTAAAGGAATCGTTCATGAGTACTGACAAGTTAGTTCTTTCTGGTGATTATTACATTAAAACTCCCACAGCGGGTACTATTACTTTTGACACCGGAGTAACTACAGGCACGGTTGTAATTACTGGAAACCTTGATGTCCGCGGTATTCAAACGACAATTGAATCAATTAATGCTACTATCAAAGACAATATACTTGTTTTAAATCAAGGAGAATCTAGCGCCATATCTGGAGGTAGTATATCGCTAGGCAGTGCTGGTATATCGATTGATCGTGGAGGTGCAAACGATCCAACAAAGTCAGCACAGTTACTATGGGACGATACAATTGGATGGACAGGCGCTACAGTTAACAGGGGTATTTGGACATTTAAGAAAGGTGGAGTTTTTTCTGCTATTGATGTTGGTACTATTAGGTTTAATGGAAATGCCGCAGGACAAGATAAAAATTACATCTTAACAGATCAATTGGCCCCACTTAATGTTAACGATGACAATTACACATCAAAGATTATTGATAGGAACGACATTCCTAATAAAGAATATGTTGATAGCAGGACAGGTAACACATCAACTAATTCGTTGACTGCTAGAGAAATTAGAGTAGGTAATAGTTCTGTTACAATTAGTGATTACACTGAAACAGGACAGCAAAGTTTTATCACTGCTTCGTTGAATAGTACTACTACACTTACTATAAGACCCACCGAAGTGTTGTTTTCAACAGTTAGAATTGGCAACTCAACAATTGAATCACTATCAAGTAATACAGATCTAACACTACTTACAAACGGTCGAGGAGTCATAGCCGTAAACAACGGTGTTTCTTTCCAGGCCCCTGTTTTTCCAAGTTGGTATCCGCCTACACCTGCTATTGGAAAAGTAAATGTGTTTAGTAGTTCTACTGTTGGAGCCGGCGCGACAGGACTATTGTTTAATTTTAAAAATGCTCAAGGAACTGTATTTCGCGGTGAATTAGTAAGTGCTAAAAAAGCAATAGTATTAGGAATAATATTTTAAGGAATAATAATGGCGATTCAGAACTTGACATTAAATGCAACATCTCCAGGACAAATTTTAGTATCTTCCGGAGACAATGCTGTTACAGCAATTATATTTTGTAACAACAGTTTAACTACCGATGCTACAGTAACAGTATGGTTAGTTCCATCTGGATATGCTGTGGGAAATAATAACATGATATTAAATACTATCTCAGTACCACGAGGTGAAACTTTTAGTATTGATACTGAAAAGTTTATTTTATCAAACGGTGATAGTGTTCAAGCACAAGCAAGTCAAAACTCTATCATAACATCAACAATTAGTTTCGTGTCATTATCATAATATGAAATTCTATAAACGACAAAATTTAAATCGAGGCAATCCAATGGATAATGGATTTGCTACAGATGCAAACGGAATGATCATAACCAAATCTAAAATTGGTATGGAATTGCCTTCAGGGACAACGGTTCAACGCCCAGGCGGAACCAGTTTTCCAAATGAACCGTTAGTATCAGGAACTGTTCGTTATAATAGTGATATACAAAACTTAGAAGTCTATCAACGAGGTATATGGGAACGTATTAGAACAGTCCGTCCTGCAGTTATTACAGTTCAAAATTTAGGTAATGGTAACTATAGAGATACAATTTTTGGCCCTTTAAATTCGACTTATCAAAGTTCGTATGTAAAAAGTGCCGCTAATATTATGGTTTACGTTGATAACGTTTATCAGATTCCTGTAACAAACTATGACGTTGGGGCAACTCCTGCTTCTATTACTGAAAGAGTTGCGGCGCCTGCTTCTACTGGAACTTTTACCGTGCAAGTAGAGTTTCTTACTGGTGATCCTACTACAAATATTATTACTGCTACATCCGGTGTTATGAAAGTATCCGGAGCAGGAATTGCACCTGGAACTACAGTTGCTTCAGCATATTCTTCAAGACTACAACCTCCAACCGTTCCTGCTACTGTTACTAACTACTACTTTGTTTTTAGTCAACCTACGATAAGTGCAATAACTTCAGGCAGTACTTTTACTGTATCTTATACCACAGGTTATTATATTACTTTTACAGGTACTGTTCCTACCAAGCCAGTTGTAACTCTCCTAGGCTTTGACGGTTACTTCCCAACACCCGATTAATCTCAAACTTGGGTTATTTTCCAATCTAAATAAATACATCGATGCCGGAGTGTCTGGCAGATTATACTGTGGTAAACCCGCAATGCAAGGTGGTTATCCGTGAAACTCGGTGTATAAGGAGCGAAGATGGCCATTGGGCGTATTACCGGTCCGTTACTTGCCAGCAATCTGACTCGTGACGGTGTTAACTTAACAGTCGATACGAACCTATTTCAGTTTGATGTACAAAGCAAACGAATCGGTATCCTTACACTCAATCCTACGGTAGCGTTAGATGTACGCGGAGACATCAAAGGTTATTACTTAACTGTTAACACTGCTACTATTGGATTAGTATCAATCTCCTCAAATACCGTAACCAACAATAGTTTTATGACCACTTCGGTTGGTCCATTAACTATACAGCCGGGCTCAAGTTCTACAGTTAGAATTATTGCTGACACTACCATTACTGGTAGTTTACATGTTACTGGCAATATTACAGCCGACGGTGATATTATCCTCGGTGATACAACCAGCAGTGACAGAGTTATATTTGAATCAGAGATAGCATCTAATTTCTTACCATGGTTAAGTACAGGTACTTATTCTGTTACAACAGGTACCGGAACTGGTACAACTGCTACAATATTCACAACAAATACATCAGTTGTTTCTGCTTATTCTTTAGGATCAACTAGTAATGTTTGGTTGGGTGCTTACTTTAATACCTTATTTGCAAATACTTTAGATACTCTTTCTACAGTAAGCAATAGTACAAGTACATCAACAGTATTACAAGTATTTCCGGACATTCCTAAATTAGAAAGAAGTATCAACAAGACTATACAGGTCAACGGTGACATTAGAGTATACGGCACAAATCCTCTAGGTACTGCTCCGGTTGTTTCAAATGTCCTATACGTGACCATGGACGGCGACGATACCAATGATGGTCGTGCAATGGATTCGACTCGTGCATGCCGTACAGTCAGTGGTGCAACAAAAAGTCCTTACTACCAAGAAGGTACAATTATTAAAGTATTATCAGGCCACTACATGGAAGATAATCCTATTGAGATGTTACCATATACTTCAGTTGTTGGAGATGATTTACGTACAACATTCTTAGAACCAATAAACAAAGATACTGACCTATTCCATGTAAACTCTGGAGTTTACATTGCACAAATGGCTTTCTTAAATTTAAGAAGAGGTAAGGTAACTAGATATGCCCCAGGCGGCGCCGGCACATATACCACAGGTGCATATTGTGTAGCATTTCCTCCAAGGCTAGACAATCCAATTAGTCTTTATCATTCACCTTATATTCAAAACTGTACCAATCAATCAGGACCGTGGCTGTATGATAAGACTATGTTTATTCCTAACAATACAGTGCAGGTACCGCTGGCAGTAGCGGACAGTACGTACGGTGCTAATACTTCAAGTTTAGCAATTAAGGTAAATGCCGAATTAAGTTCACAACAAATAAAAGTAGGGATGGCAGTAAACGGATCTGGATTTATTGCTGACCCAAATATTCCTGTTGCTGTTATTACAACAATTACTAATGCTAATACCAGTTATCAACATGCTAATAAACTAATTTCTGATAATGGTGTATTTTTAAAATCAGAAATAGTTAATTACATTAATTGGAAATATCCTGATTTAGTTTACAATACTACCTTATGCGAAAGAGACACAGGGTATGTAATTGATGCATTTAATAATGATATTGTGTATGGCGGAAACGCTAACATTGTGTATGCAGGACAACAATATTTTATTAATAATTCAAACTTATTAGGGGCTGAATTATCTCCTACAGTAGATGCTTACCAATACCTAGCACAATGTTTAAAAAATGTAGTTACTAATACTCCTATTTCTGTAACAACTGGCAATATTCTTGCGCAGACTTTTAATATTTCTTTATCGGGTGGAGAAGCAACTACAGGTACTATAGATAATTTAAGTTCTTTATTATCTGATATTTTATTAAACGAACAAGGGTACTCAAATGCGGGGGCATTGTTAAATGCCAATAGAGGATTCATTCAATCTGAAACTGTGGGATTTGTAAATAAAAATTATGTAGGACAACCAACTACCAGTTTTACTTACAATAAATCAAACTTTTTTAATAATATTGGATTAGCACTGAATGCACTTAAAACAGATTTATCATACGGTGGAAATCAACAAACTATAAACGCTGGACTACAATATTGGGTAGGAACTTCTGCTACTCTTACTTCTACAATTAGTGGCGAAGTTTCCCAAACAGTTGCCGCATATGAGTATCTATCGCAAGTACTAAAAAATGTAGTAACCAATACAAGAATTACAGACGGGTATTGTTTTACACTTACTCAATACATAGGTACAATTAATACAGGTACGGTAGCCGCTGCCGAACTAATATCTAGAAATTTAGATATTCTAACTGATATTATTGCTAAAGGCCCCGATGCGGCTCCTACTTTATTCAATAACGGTGCTAGCGTAAGTACAATTGACGGAATAGTTAATAGTATTGATTTAATTAATATTAATTCTAATTGGATTAAAAATGAACTAGTATCATATGTTGATACAACATTTACACAACAGAATTTTACTTACAATAGTACAAGTTGTTCAAGAGATACCGGATTAATCATTGATAGTATTTCTATGGATTTGTTATACGGTAGTAGTTCAAATTCAACATTTGCCGCGCTACAATACTGGAATCAATCTAACACAGCCGATTCTATTATACCTGGAGAATTAACAACCACAACACAGGCATTTGCTCATGCTCGTGATATTTGTTTTGACATTGCTCAAAATAATTATATTAATGCATTACAAACAAATTCTCATCAGGTATATTCTACTGCAACTGGTTCTCTAATCGGAGCAACTGCAATCCAAGGCAATTGGCAAACAGTTATTAATATCTTAAGTACTGGTAGTTCATGGGTAACAAATGCTATTCAGCCAAACGGTTCAGTAACTACTGACCGAGGAACATTGAACGCTTACAACCTTGTAGTTGCTAACAAACAATTTATTATTGATGAAACAATTGAATGGGTAAGACAAAATTCAGCACCAGGATTTACATTTGACGAAACATTATGCCGTCGAGATACGGGATATGTAATTAATTCTGTTCTTATAGATACACTACGCGGCGGTAACCGTCAGAGTATTCAGGCAGGCACCTACTATTATAACTATATTGGTACTAGTACAGTTCTTGTTAACGAAATTCCTCAGACTACTGCGGCATACAAATATTTAAAATACATTTCTGAACTAATTGTTCAAAATCGTACAGACGGAACTCGTTATCAAACAGATATATTGCAAGTTACAAATTTACCTGCGGCAACAGCCAGTGAGGCTAAGATTATTGTTGATAAGATTGGGATTATTAATGATATTATTAAAAACGGTCCTGTAGGTGCTAACAAAACTTCTTTACCGTTGACCTATAGTACAGATGCTAATACTGTGAATGCTTATAATTTATTAGTGGCTAATAAAGAATATATTAAAGCAGAAACTATTGCTTTTGTTGAAACAACGTTTATTGATCCGTACTCATTTACCTTTAACGAACAATTATGTTTTAGAGATATGGGATTAATTGTTGACAGCATTGTTACTGATATCAGCAATCACTCAAATCAACGAAGTATATACGCAGGTATCCAATATTGGGACGGTGCAGTAAGTGTTATTAACGGACAGTTAAAAGAAACAGCAGGGGCAGTTCAATTTGCTAAAGAAGTTGCACTGCGGGTAATTGCCAATCGTCCAATTATTGAATCTTTCCAAACTTCAACTAATACTGCTTCAATTGTTACTCAAACAATAAATCCTCTATTAACAGATGGTTATGTAGCCGCATCGTTAGTATCAGGTAATTTTGATGCTGTTGCTACAATAATTGAAAACGGCCCAGATTTTGCTCCGCAGGCAACTGATGAGAATGTTACTGAATTTATTATAACTTTAAGTACCACAACAAATTCTTCATCCACTAACGATACACTATATATAGGCGAAACAACTGTTTATCCTATAGAAGATAAAAATATTTCAAGCACATGGGGTAAAGACGGGGAAGCAGACAGACGTATTGATCCGCATGGTAGTGGCGGAGGAGCCCTAGTTGATGGAAATGCTCCGTCGACTAATTCACCTATCCAATCATTTGTGTTTGATGCATTTACTCAGATCACTCAGGGAGGCCCTGGCGTTCACATTATCAATAATGGTTATGCTCAGTTAGTATCTGTGTTTACAATTTTTTGCGATGTGGGAGTACATGTTGAATCAGGCGGTATTGCTTCTATTGTGAACAGTAATGCAAACTTTGGTGATATATGTTTGTTGGCTGAAGGATATGGAAAACGTCAATTTGGCGGCACAGTTTACAATCCGTCAAATATAGAATACAACGAACTATCAAATAGTTTTGTAGCCAATACCAATTATCCAGAAGGATTCTTTCCTAACAATGCTAATGTTTGTATTTTTGTTCCTAGTCCAGATAATAGACCACACATTAGTTTAGTGATGGAAGTTGTTCCTCCTGATCAATATATTGACTTTAACGGTAATCAAGTACCTTATATTAATTCTCAAGGTTTTCCAGGATTTTTAACTGCCGCAAGTAATACAGCAACTTTATTTGTCGGAACATATGAAATAAGCGGTATTGACGTAACTGACATGGCGATCGGACAAAACGTCTACATTAGAGATCAATACGGCAGTCAAACTGATTCAACTGGAACATATTATCTTTCCACCGATACTACAATTGTTGCTATGTCGTATCAAACAATTACCTTAAGTAATCCCATAACTGCAACTGGTTCACAAGTAGGCAATTTAAATTATTTTAACATTTATACCTGCGGAAATGCTTACTACAGCGTAGTGACAAGTAAGATTGCTGGAAGTCCTTATCCTATTGGCCAAAGTAAAATCAAAGGTCAGGAAAATGAAACAATAGATGCTATCAACTATATGAGTAGTGTATGCCAGTCTGTTATTAGCAATACAGTTTTGACAACGACTTATAATACTTCAACAGTACTGCAAGTTACTAACGGTGCTTACTCAAACGGTGCAGGATCTGTATCATTCGTGGCAAATGAGTTAGACATAGTTACCGGAGTAATATTAAAAGGCCCGCAGAATGCACCTGCCTCTACAGCAACTGACATAAAACCTGCAGGGAATTTAGATGCAGTTCAACTATTAAAAGATAACAAGATATTCATTATGAATGAAACTGTTGCTTATGTTGATGCTATATATCCAAACTTCACGTACGATCAAGCAAAATGTTTTAGAGATACTGGGTTAATTGTAGATAGTATTGCAATGGATTTGTTGTATGGCGGTACAAGTCAATCAACCTTTTCAGGACTACAGTACTGGAAACAATCTACAAGTACAGAAACTATAATTCCTGGAGAATTAACAACTACAACTGAGGCAATTAGTTATGCAAGAACTCTAGCAGTAAATGCAACTAGCGGATACGGAGCCACTTCTTCCAGAGTTGGTGCTGCCTTTGATAATGTTACAACAATTTTATCAAATGGTGTGAGAAATATCAGTGATACAATTGTTCCTAACGGATTAGCCAGTACTAATGCTTCAATTATTAACGGTTATAATGCACTGATAGCAAGTACTTCTACAATTATCAGTGATACTATAAATTTTATTAATACAAATAATCCTGGATTTGTTTACGATCAAACACGATGCCGAAAAGACTTACACTATATTTTAGAAAGCGTAGCATTTGATACTTTACACAGTGGCAACCGCCAGTCGATACAAGCAGGTGCGTACTATTATCAATTTAGTTCTTCTTCTTCAATACCAAAAGAAATACCTCAGACTACTTCTGCATACAATTTTATTAAAGGTATTATTGGAGACATTATCACAGGGACACCGATTAGTCCAAGTTATCAGAACACTGTAACACAGATAACAAATCTAGTACCAGGTGTTAATAGTCAGATATCTATGGCACAAGGTCTTGTTGATGTAATGACACATATCATTCAATATGGTCCTGCTGTAGTGTCAGGAGATAGTAAAGTTCCTATTGGTCAAACTATGAGTACAGACCCCAATGTGTTAAATGCTTATAATCTAATTATTGCAAATAGAAGTTTTATTCAAAATGAAACCATTGCGTATGTTAACAAAACTTACAAAGGATTTACATACAACAAATTCAAATGCCGTCGAGATGTGGGACTAATAATCGACGCATTGATTTATGATCTTCAAACAGGTGGCAATAGTCGAGCAGTTGAAGCCGCTATAACATATTATACAAAAGACGGAACTTATCATATTGTTAGTTTAGAAGATCAAGTAAGAGACCCTACTTTATTTGTAGACGGTACTACGGTGAACTTTTATCAACGTTCATATATGAGTGCATCTGGATATGTTTTTGAATATGTAGGTGCAGGAACACAATATGGTGCCTTACCTCAGGTTGGTAGAGTAGATCCAAATCAATCCAAGGAAACAGTTCAGTTAAATAATGGTAAGGTATTCTTTACTTCAACAGATCAAAATGGTGACTTCCGAATTGGTCCGGGGTTAGTAATTAGCCAAGCAACTGGTGTAATCACTGGAAGAACATTTACTAAGAGTTTGTTCTCTCAGTTAACACCGTTTATATTGGTTGTTGGCGCAGATATTGCATAAAATTAAGGAGATATAAATGGCATTAATTCCATTAAACACGTTTAGGACAATGACAAGGATTCTAGATACAAATACAACGGCTACTGTGTATACAGCACCAATTGGAGTAACTTCAATTATTCTTATGGCACAGGTATCAAATGTTGACTCTGTTGATCGTAGTGTAACTTTTACACATCATAGAAATTTTAGAGTCCTCCCAAATGCACAAGGTAATAACGGGCAGGATGCAAATATAGATACAGAATTAGTAAAGGGATTTGCAATACCACCTGCTGACTCTGCTTCTTTAATCACTGGTAAGATGATTATTGAAAGTCAGGACAGCATCAGAGCATACGCAGATTCGACAGGTACATGTAAACTAATCCTAAGTATTCTAGAAACAGCAAACGCTTAATAAATTGAGAAACACATGAGTCGTCTAGTAAGTCAAAGAAGAAAATTAAAACCGTTAAATGATTTAACGGCTGATCGCTGGAAGTACCTTGGTCTTGACCAAGCAATGCCTAATTTAGGGCCAACTCCATCTACGGACGACGGGTTTACACTAAAACAAGATGCAAAAGGTGTAACAACTTTTAGTAGTGAACTAGGTAAATTAAATTTTACTAAACAAACAATTACTCCTACAGTAACCGGTACTCCAATTACTATCGACGGCTCAAAAATAGTCAAAAGCGAAATTGAATTAAGTCCCGATACTACTGTTACAGTTAACGGAAAGTTATCAGTAACTGGTGATACACTATTAAAAGGAAAAATTAAAGTATTAGGTGAAGATCCAAAAGGAACAGCACCTTTTGTAGGAAATACTCTATATGTAACAGTAGACGGCGATGATACCAATGACGGCCGTGCTCAAGACTCCACTCGTGCCTGTCGAACTGTTGCCGGTGCTATCCGTAGTCCCTACTATCAAGAAGGTACAACTATACGTGTAGCAGCCGGACATTACTTTGAAGAAAATCCGTTAGTACTGAAGGCCTACACTTCTGTAATTGGCAATGATCTAAGAACAACATTTCTTGAACCATTGAATAAAGACACTGACTTATTCCATGTTAATTCTGGCGTATATATTGCACAAATGGCTATGATTAATTTGCGAAGGGGTTCAGTTGAACGTTATGCACCGGGTGGTGCAGGTACATATACTACAGGGGCATACGCTACCGCATTTCCTCCACTACTTTCAGACCCTATTGATGTTTACCATTCCCCTTATATTCAAAACTGTACTAATCAATCAGGTCCCTGGTTGTTTGACGGTACCATGTTTATTCCCAATCAAACTGTACAAATTCCAGATGCTGCCGGAACAAGTACATGGGTAGCAGGGCAAAGTACAATTACAGTTTATGTAGCCACAGGAACAATTGTAGCCGGCATGTCAATAAACGATGCCGCTAATGAAGGGTATCGTAATGCCCAATTATTATTGCAGGCAAATAGAACATTTTTACAAAATGAAGTTGTAGCCTATGTAAACACTACCTACAATGGATTTTCATACAATCAAGCAACTTGTAAACGAGATACTGGATTAATTGTTGATGCTATTGCACAAGATTTATTATTTGGTGGAAATAGTCAGTCTAACTTTGCTGGATTACAGTATTGGAACCAACAAAACTATGTAGGTACTATTGCTGGCGAAATTAACACAACAACTAAGGCTGTTCAATATGCTAGTAAATTGGCACAACAGGTAATTGTTGGAACAACAGGAACACGATTCCAAAATACCGTTAGCCAAATTACCGGTGTATTGTTTGGATCAGATAAAGAAGTAACTCTTATTAAGAATGACTTTAAGGTTATTACCGATATACTTAACAGAGGAACGGCCGGAGTAACTGATGCCATTATTCCTAATAGTATTACAGCCAGTACCGCAACAAATGTGGTCAATGCTTATTCTGCATTACAAACAAATAAAGATTTCATACAACGAGAAACACTAGCCTATATTGATACATTGCGCTCTGGATTTTACTACAATCAACAGAATTGTGGAAGAGATACTGGACTCATTGTTGATGCTATTGCTTTAGATCTATTATATCCGACACCAGAACACAGCCAATCAACTTTTGCTGGATTACAATATTGGGGACAGTCAACAACTACTAACAGTATTATTCCTGGTGAATTAACAACTACTACTAATGCCATTAGATATGTTAATAGTCTAACCCAACAAGTGATTAGAAATATTACTACAGGTGTTAGATATCAAAGTTCACTATCTCAATTTGTAAATCTATCTCCAGCAACGGTGTCTGAAGCCAACATAATTAAAACAGATTTTAATGTTGTTATCAATATTTTAACAAGCGGGACAGTAGGCGTAACAGATATTATTGTTCCTAACAATATTGATGCTAGCACATTAACTAATATCAAACGTGCTTATGATTTAATACAATTAAACAGAGATTATATTCAACGTGAAGCCGTTGCGTATGTTGATGCTGTTACAACTGGCACAGGGTTTAGGTATGACAAAGCATTATGCTACCGCGACGTAGGATATATGTTAGACAGTATCAGTTTTGACTTGTTACACGGCGGTAATCGTCAAGCAGTCCAATCAGGTGTTTATTACTACGGATACAGTACTGCTACAGTATTGGCTAATGAAATGCCTGCTACACTTGATGCATATCAATATTTAGAAAATCTGTCTCAGAAAATAATTCAAAACGTTCCAGTTACTCCATATCAGTCAACTGTTACGCAAGTATTTGCTACCTATACAGCAACATTTACAGAATCTGCTGAAATTTATGATATTGTAAGTACTATTACAAATATTATTAGGAATGGGCCATCTGTTGCATCTGACAAGACTCCTATTAATTTAACTTCAAGCACTAATGTTAATAATTACGAATCTGCAAAACTACTGACTTCTAATAGAAGTTTTATTCAGTCAGAAGTCATTGCCTATATTAATAGTAAATATCCTCCATTATTCCAATTTGACGAAGCCAAGTGTTTTAGAGATTTGGGATATATGATTGATAGTGTTAGTATAGATTTATTATACGGGGGAAATAGACAGGCTATTCAAAGCGGAGTTGCCTACTACGGATATACAACAGCAACAGCAATTTTAAATGAAATACCACAGACTACTGCGGCCTATAATTTTATTAAGAGTATCCTTCCTTCTATAATTACTGGTCAAACTATTACTCCCCAACAGGCAAAAGTAGTCCAAATTACTGACTTGGTCGGCGGTACCGTAACACAAGGCACACAGGCACAGGCTATTATTTCTACAATTACAAATATTATTAATAACGGACCAAGTGTTGCTGAAGAATTATCGCCGTTACCTTTATTTCCAAGCACGAATCAGTATATTAAGAATGCGGCTATAATATTAGAAGCCAATAGAGAATTCATCAAAGCAGAAACAATTGCGTATCTTAATAACACATATTTTGTTTACGATCAGGCTCTATGTTTTAGAGATACTGGACTAATTGTTGATGCTGTAGCAGGCGATGCTCGATATGGTGGTAATAAACGAAGCATTATTGCTGGTCTAAGTTATTGGTCTGGAACAAATAGTTTAATTGTTGGACAACAAACTGAAACTATAGGCGCGATTAATTACCTATCATCACTTGCATCAAAAGTTGTTTCTAACACAGTGATCACTAGCACTTATCAAACTACAGTGTCTCAAACTATAGATCTTTCTAAAGATAAAGGCCACGTAGTTAATACAAGACTTACTACTGATTTTGGAATTATTACAACTATTATTAATGGTGGTCCAACAACTGCTCCTGATGTAGTAGACGATATCTATGCCTTAATTGTTCCTAGTGGGTTAAGTGCTGATGCTATTAATACTGCAAGTCAAGTTACCGCAGTCACAGAAGTATCAACAGGTTGCTATGCAGTTACTTTAAATAATCCTACCATTGCGGCTAGCGATAATGCTACCGTATATTTTGGTAGTACAAGTGTTTATCCATTTTTAGACGATCAAATACCTGCGTTATGGACTGTTGACCAATATGATGGGATTTTTGCCGATCGTAGATTAGACCCTAATGGGTCGGGAGGGGGCGCTCTTGTTGATGGCAATGCTCCCTCATTGCGATCACCTATTCAATCGTTTGTGTTCGATGCGTTTACACAATTAAATCAGGGCGGTATTGGCGTTCACATTATCAACAATGGTTATGCACAATTAGTGTCTGTGTTTACAATCTTCTGTTCTACATCTGTGTTAGTTGAAAACGGAGGTATTGCTTCTATCACTAACTCTAACGCTAACTTTGGAGATCAATGTTTGGTTGCCAAAGGTATTGGTCAATTAAGTTTTGCAGGTATTGTTTGGAACCCAGCATTTCCAACTAATATACCTAACAGTGAATTTTATCCATTAGGTTATTGGCCAAACAAACAGCGAGTAGAAGTATTTGTACCAGACGAATTAAATAGACCGCACATCGGACAAGTTATGGAGGTTATTCCTCCCGATACATACTTAGATTACAACGGCGATCGTATATCATATGTCAATGCCGCAGGCTATTCTGGATTCTTAGTTGCTAGTTCTAATACAGCCACAGTTACAACAGGCAGTTACACAATTACAGATGTTGATGTTACAGACATTGCAGTTGGACATACAATTTATATTAGAGATATATACGGCAACGAAGGACCTGACGGTGTAGGAACTTATGTAACAACAGGTACACGAGTTGCCGATGTAAACTACAGAAGTATTACGCTAGACAGACCAATTTTGAACGGCGGCGGCGATGTAACCAATGACAACTTTTTGACTATGTATTTTTGCGGAAATGCTTATTACAATGTGTTATCTAGTACAGTTGACCAAACCATAAGTTCTACCGCTACTACTAAAGCAGTAGTACTACCTATAGAAGAAGTTAGTACAACTAGCCAAGCAATTTTAAATGCAAGAGATCTTGCAGTAAAAATTATTGCCAACGAACTAATAACTACAACTTATCAGACAAAAGTTTCTCAATCAATTGACCCGTCTTTCCAACACGGAGCAGATGCATCAGATGTAGTTTCAGAAAAATTCAACATCATAGCAGGAATTGTAGGAAACGGATCGGGTACTGGTCCTGATATTATTCGACCTTTTCAATATAAAACAATTTCAGAAGGCACTAATAGTGCTAGACGTTTATTAGAAGAAAATAAAAACTTTATTCAGGCAGAAACTGTTGCCTATATTGACAGTATTTGGCCTAGCCAGTTTGTGTACGATGATGTAAAATGCTCGCGTGATACTAGATTAATTATTGATGCATTGGCACAAGATTTGTTGTTCAATACATCGAGTCAATCAACATTTGCCGGAGTCCAGTATTGGAACCAACGAGGGTATGTTGGGACTATTGGAGCCGAACTGACTACTACAACAAATGCAATTAAGCAGTTACAAAGTTTAGCAAGCGAAATTTTAACTAATAGTACAACAGGCACACGATACTTTACTGGATTTGCTTACGACTCAGTTAAATGTACTCGAGATACCGGACTAATTGTTGACTCGATTGTTCAAGACTTGTTGTTTAGTACGTCAAGTCAATCAACTTTTGCTGGATTACAGTACTGGGCTCAAAGTACAAGTACAAATTCAATCATTCCCGGTGAACAGACAACAACTACAAATACATTCAAATATGTAAGTAGACTTGTTCAACAGTTGGTTATCAACAGTACAGGTACACGCTATCAAACTACAGTTACACAAAATGTATCACTACCTGCGGCATCTACTTCTGCTACAGTTAAAGCAGATTTTGATGTATTCCTGAACATATTACAAACTGGTACAAGCGGTGTTTCTGACATTATTATACCAAACGGTATCACAGCCAGTACTGCAACTGATGCTGTGAATGCTTTTAATATTATTGTAGCCAACAGAGCTTACATCCAAACTGAAGGCATTGCCTATACTAACTATTCTAGTACAAGTACTGGATTTGATTATGACCGAACCAAATGCTACAGAGATATTGGGTATGTTATTGACAGTATTGCTATTGATACCTTGTACGGTGGAAACAAACAAGCCGTACAAAGCGGTGTTTACTATTACAACTTTACAACAACTGAAACCGTAATTCCAAACGAAAGTGTGCAGACACTTGGTGCCTATGCACACATCAAAGATTTGTTACCTTGGATTGTTACAGGTGTTACTACTTCTACCTATCAACCAAATGTCTTACAGGTAACTAACTTAACCACTGGTACAATTGCCGAAGCCAAAAGTTTACAAACATTTATTAATACTATTACTAATATTATTACCAATGGTCAAACAACTGCTACAGCCAAATCTTCACTAGGATTAACAATTACTACAACTGCAAGTATATTAAATGCGGCGGCTATTGTACATGCCAACAGAGATTTTATTGCGGCAGAAACAATTGCGTATGTGAACGACCAGTACAAAGCTCAACCGTTCCAAATTACCAGCACTTATAAAGTTTCTACTACTACTGTAAACATTGTCAAAACTGATTTTCAAGAAATTATTAATATTCTAACCAATGGTGTTGACGGAGTTACAGATAGAATTAAACCTAACTCAATAACATCAAGTACAAAAGTTGATGTTGTACAGGCATATGAAAAATTACAGAAAAACAGAGAATTTTTAAAACGTGAAATTATTGCCTATGTAAATTCTACATCTAATTTTTCTTACAATAAAGCCAACTGCTTTAGAGATGTTGGATTAATTGTTGATGCTGTTGCATTTGACATGCAGTATCCAACAAAAGAAACTAGTCAATCAACATTTGCCGGATTACAATATTGGAATCAGTCTAGTTCAACTAGTATTGCACTTCCGGGAGAATTAGTTACAACAACTAATGCTGTTATCTATCTAAGCTCGTTGGCTCAACAGGTAGTAGTGAATAACACAGGTACTCGTTATCAAAATACAACTACACAAAATGTCAGTTTGCCAAAAGCATCAGTTACCGATGCATCAGCAGTTGGTGCTGATTTTGGTGTTATTATTAATATTCTTCAAACTGGTACAGTTGGAGTTAGCGATATAATTGTGCCTAATGGCAAATTAACAAATACAACCAGTACTAATAATGCTTACGCTATCTTACAAGCCAACAAGGAGTACATGATTGAAGAAACTCTTGCCTATATCGATACAGTTTCAAGTTCAACATTTGTTTATGACAGAACTAAATGTGCTCGCGACTTAGGTTACATGATTGATTCAGTAAGTTTTGATCTAGTGCATGGCGGAAATAGACAGGCTGTTCAAAGCGGTGTGTATTATTACAATTATATCAATACATCTAGCGTAATTACCTATGAACTACCTCAGGTAAATGATGCGTATGCTAGATTAGGTGATGTTGTTTCGACTATCTTATTAGGTAATATAGTACAAAAGTCTCCTGGTAATACTGCTACCCAGGTAACATATCTATTGCCTGCAACAATAACTGAAGCGGCATTGGCAAAACGTTACATATCTACAATTACAAATATTATTAACAAAGGTCCTAGTGTAACAGGAGCAAAAGTTCCAATTTCATTGACACCTGATAGTAATAAAAAAATTGCTTATGCTTTTGATTTATTGCTGGCCAACAGAGAATTTATTCAAAATGAAGTAGTTGCCTATGTTGATAACAAGTACACAGGATTTGTATACGACGAAACTAAGTGTTTCCGAGATGTTGGTTACATGTTAGACAGTGTTTGCTTTGATACCTTGTATGGCGGCAACCGTCAGGCAATTCAAAGTGGTGTATACTATTATGGGTATACTAACGATACCGCAATTCCAAATGAGATTCCACAGACTACTGCGGCTTACGCTCATATTAAACAGTTAGTGGAGCCAATCATATTAGGTCAGGCAGTAGTTTCTCCACAGCAGACTGTGGTACCGCAGGTAACAAGTTTAAGTTTCACATATGATTCTGACAAGTGTTTCAGAGATACTGGGTTGTTAGTTGATTCTTTTGCTATTGATTTATCCTTCCCGGTAAACGGATACACACAAAGTAACTTTGCTGGATTACAATATTGGAATCAATCTACTACAACTAATGCAACTATTCCAGGAGAACTGACTACAACTACTAGAGCAATACAATATCTAAGTAATTTGGCTCAGGAAGTTGTAGTTAATAACACTAGTACAGTTCGACGATTTGTTACAACGGCAACACAAAATACTAGTTTAACTACTGCAACGTACACCCAACTATATGCTGTTAAGGACGATTTCCAATACATCCTTAACATATTGAACAGCGGTACTAATGGAGTTACTGATCTAATTGTACCAAACGGTATAAAAGTAGTTTCTCAAGATGCTCGACGTGCTTATGATATTTTACAAGCCAATAAAACATATCTACAACAACAGACATTATCTTATGTTAGTAGTATCGCAGTAGGCGGGTTTACATTTGATGTAGATAAATGCTACAGAGATGCTGG